ATTGTTGTATCAGTAGTTGGGGATGTTGGCAATGGTTGTGCTAATTTACCTACCGCTAATAAATTTTGATTTTCATCATATAAACCTATTGTGGTAATATAAGGAGAAAAATATGATTCAGTTACGAAACCATAAGGAACACCATTTTTTTCCCCATCACTTGTACTACCTGAAATAGCTGTTGGATTTAATGTTAAGTTAAATTCGTTTTCTCTTATAGTACATTTGTATTGAGTTTCATAAATTGTATATGAACTAGAGAATGAACAAGTAACATTTGATGAAGTAATGAAATTTATTAATTCATCTGCGAATGTAGCTCCTCCTCCATATAAAGCATCTCCATATAATGCTGTTCCATATACTGAACCGCTAATACTATATGATTGAGAATTACCTGTTATAACAATTAATCCATGAGGATAAAATATATTTCCTACTATATTACTATTATATAAAATATTTCCTTCACCATCATCAGTTAAACTTCCACTTTCTGTGGTTAATTTGAATGATGTTGGTTGAATATAATCACCAAATAATCTAACTGGGATTGATATTACACCAATTGTATTGTTAGAACCAGTTGGAAAGAATTTAGGATAGGATAATGTAGTTTGAGAGTAATTGTAATATGCTTGATTTGAAGGTGAACCTATTAAAGCATCTCCTTCAGAGGTAGAACCAGGAATAAGGGTTGGTCTATTAATAGAATCACCATAACTAGAACTTAAATAATTAGAATAATATAATTCTTTAATTGAATTATAAATTAATCTTTGATATTGAGTACCTAATTGTCCAGTTGTTGGGTCTGAATTAGGATTAAATAATGATGAGGTTATATTTTTACCTAATAATCTATCAATTCCTACATTAGAACCAGTTAAATCGCTTTCCCCATAAAAAGTAAATTCTTTATTTACCTCAAATGGAGTAACGATTATATCTGATGTGAGAAGTTGCTTGTAAGCGCTCATCCATTTTAGAAATCTAATTTAACTCTTACTAGAGCTTCTTTTGTAAAATCTTTTAATAATGGTCTTGAAAGTTTAGCTACAGCTAATAATTCATTAGTATCATTATATAAACCAATTGTTGTTATATATGTTTGTGGAGCATTTATAAATGAATTAAATAATACTTCTCCAGTACTACCTGATATGAAACTTGGATTTTCAGAATAATTAAATTCGGCATTTCTAGCTCTTACAAATATGTAATCTGAAGAAATAGTTTCTTGACTATTTAAAGAGAACGATTTTGCAGAAGCTCCATTTAAAGCATCATATAATTTTCTATAATTTAACCCATCTGAGTTTGATGATTGACTAGGAGATAAAGAAATTGAGGCACTTAATGCTTTTGGATTTAAAATAATAGTTCCAATATCTGGTAACAACCAACCATATGAACCTGATGGACTATACCCTGTTGAATATAATCCTGTATATACTGTTCCTTGAGAACCACTAACTAATTGGAATACTCTTCCAGCATCATTAAATATTATTGAAGAAGCTACTTGACTATCATCTGTTAATGTAAGAGCTCCAGTACTTCCTGAAATTGTTAGTGCTAATGAACCTGGGAATAAAGATTCTTTATATCTTGTTCTATCTACAGATATAACCCAGAAATCTGATGAGGTATATCCTCCAAATATAAAATCTGTATTTTCATCTCCTATTACTAAATTTTGGTATTGACCATATGTAGTTTTTGTTGGTGATGCTCCATTAACTGAGCTATTATATAAAGAGCTTCCACTACCATTTTTATTTCCATATGCTATAGCAAATTGAATTGCTGCAGCAGGTTCTGTAGAAGCTGTTTGATAAATATTTAAATAAAAATCTCCAGAAGAACCTGCTTCTTGAGTAGATGAAGTATAAATAGTATTTAAAGCTACTGCTCCTCCTGACCATAAGGTTGAAGTGATTGAATCAGAGCTTACTACAAAATCTTCGGGTGAAAAACGGTTAAAAGACATGTTTTATATTTAAGATATTTTTGTTACAGTTACTGGGATTGTTAAACGAGCACCACTATCTCTACCTACTACAGTTAATGTAGCTTGTAATTGATTATTAGAACCAAATAAAGTATTTATAGTAGTTGCTCTTATATTAATTGTAGTACCAACAACTGTTTTGGAAACATTTGTTCCTAATGTAGTTGTAGTATTTAATGCTTGGGCGGCAGGAGTATTTACACCTACTCCTTCAAATGTACTAAATAATCTAACATCTGAAATTGTTGCTGTGTATCCAGTAGATTCAAAAGTATTTCCTCCAAAATAATTTAATGTTTGAGGAGTAATTGTTAATGAAGCACCTTGTTTAATTACGATTGCAGAATAACCTAAATCTAAAACAGGTAATTTAGCTGTACCTCTAGGAAGAGTAACTAATTTAGATTTCATAATTTGGGTTTCTTGAGGAAATGCTTCTAACAAAGGCATATTTTGAATTGCCTCACCATAATAAGCAGAACCTGATGGATGTGATGGATTATATAAAGTATAATTTATTTCATCATCTGAGAGAGCAAATTGAGTAATTTTGAAAGAACCATCATTTTTTGCTAATAATTGTCTTCCTTTTGTTGTTAAAATTGCATCTACTGTTATAACAGTATTATTTAAATATCCCATTTTATTATTATATTTTTATTATAAATATTATTAAATTATATTTTTATTAAATTGGAATTAATCCTTTTTCTTTTAAGTTTTGTATTATGGTATTAAAATTTCGTTGAACATCCAAAGTAACGTGTTCAGGAAAAATAAAACCTGTTCCTCCTCCTTCAGAAGGTATATCCAATAATATATATCCAGGGTCAGGAGTATATCTTCTTATTAAAAATGAATCTAAATCAGTCCCATCGGCAATATTTCTATTTAAAGTTAAATATAATGATCCACTTATTCCTGTTTCTACAGTAGTAATAGTATATATTTGGGTTTCGTCTCCTTCAAACCTAATTTCATCATTTGTTTGTAATGTAAATGGTAAAACAGGTTCATATGATGCTGAGGAAGATGGAAATGTTTGATATAATGGGGATGTTGTTATATAAGATCCTGTAAATGCTGAGCCTGTAAGTATATTTTTTGATAAAGATCCAGTAATCCAATATGGAGGATTAATTGAAATATTAGATGGGGCGGGTGTTTGTGATAGAGAAAATGTTCCTTGTCCTTGTTGTATAAATCCAGGAATCCCTACTGTATTAATTGTGACTCTATATTTATCTCCAAGAGTAGTGATTTGGGGTGAGGTACTTAATGAAAATGTTTCGTATGAAGAATTTATTGAAAAATTATTTAGTATAGCTATTTCATTCCATGTAGTACCACCATCAGTAGATTTTAATATTCGTATTGCTCCCAATGCTGATGGGGTAGGAAATACAGTTTTTAATGGAATACTAATTGAGGCAATAATTTGGGTTTTATTAGAAGAAACATCTATTTCTAGATTTCTATCAGGAGATACACTATTATAACTTACATTTGGGGAAATAAAATTAACTATAGGATCAGTTCCTAAATAAGCATCTAAAAAATTATTATATGTATTTATCTGCCATGTTTGAGGATATAAGTAAATACTTGTTAAATAATCAGGTACATTAGATAATTCGTATATATTATCAAATATTATATTTGAAGAAGAATTTGCATTGCTTCCTGTTTGAGAATATATAACTGGTTTTGGGTAAACTCCTGATCTTATGATAGGTTTAATACCTTGAATATTAGCAGCATTACCTGTAGAAGTTTCAAATGAAATATTGGCATTTTCTCCTGAGAGGAAATTTTGTGTTAAATTAGGATAATATGGGCTATCTAAAGTTGGTGTTTGTACTTTACCATCTTTATCTATTAAATATAATATATGAGCGGCTTTTTTATTAGTTAATATATAATCAGTACCATTCATATAATCAAAATATGCAAAATATGTTCCTAAATTTTGAACAGATGGTTCTTTTCCAAAACTAGTATCTCCTTCAGTCCATATATTTCTATTTTGTTGGATTAATTTAACACCATTATATCTAGGAATAACTTGTGCTCTTAAAGCATAATTATATGATTTTACAGGAGCTCTTTCTGCTGTGTTTGATAATATTTCTGACTGGTTTGAAGGTATTACAGAACCATCATCATATAATATCTTCATAAAACTATCATCATATTCTAATCCATCAGCATTACCATATAATGCATTACAATCACTATAAAAGAAATTTTCAGTTAAATATGGTTCTAAAACTGTTAAATTAGATTCAGAATGTGGAGATACAGATTGAGTAAATTGCCATTGTACATTACTAGCTGTAACAGTGAATCCTGATCCATCATTATTAATGTATAAAAAGCATGCATCATTTTCTGTAGCTAAAAATGAAGCAGAAATCGCAACAGTAGTACCACCTCCTACTGAGAATCCTTCAGTTGCTATAACATCAGTAATATTTTTTCTTAATTCTAATATTATTTGTCCTCCTGATCCTTCAAGATAGACTGAGGATGTAAAATGAATTAAATGGTTTGGAGTATCACCAAATGTATATTTATTTGTTGAGGAAGTAAAATATGAAAGAGGATTTATAGATGATGATAAACCTATTCCTGTCCAAGAACCTGGATCAGTGATGTATAATTTATCACTTCCAGTATATGCAGAAGCACTAAAATTATGATTTAGTATATTATTATCAATAGATGAAGTTATATCTTGAGTTATTCTAAAGTCAATACTTGGTAAGTTAAAATTAATATTAACTGAACTAGAGGCAAAAGCCACACCTAATGTAGAACCAGATGTTGGAACGTATGATATAGAAGCTGAATAAGATCCAGTTCCAGGACTTCCAAAATTTGGATTAAATAGTTGTTTACTTATAATACCATTAGATCCAGTAAATAAGACATAGAATTGTTTTTTAGATACTACTGTTGCACTAGCTGAAAAATAACATGTTGCTGTTACGGTATATCCACCATTTTGAAAATTATATAAACCATTTCCATTTATACTTCCTGTTGTATTAGTATATCCATAAAATATTGGAGATGTATTATCTCCTGAGGTTAAAGAGTATGTATCTGTTGCAGTATTAGGATCTGTTGGTGATTTAAATTTATCAGTTGAATTTCCTAAAACAACAGGACCTACTCTATATAAATAATAATCTGAGTATTCAGCTATTGATAATATTGGGAAATCTACTATACCTAAATCTTCAAATAATAATCTTAAATTAGTTAATTCTTGTAGAGATATAGTATTATCAGTACCTTGTTCATCAAATCTATTAATTTTAATATATTTAATTCCCTTAGTTATGACAGATGGAGAATATCTAGTTACGGTTGTTGATATTGGCATGTTGTTTAAAGTGATGATGAATCATATAATAAATATATTTCTCCTGAATTTGGTGTTGTATCTGAATCTAAAAATATTCCTGAAGGAGTTACATTATTACTATAAAAATATATTTTATAATTTACTAATGTGGGATTTATATTTAATAAATTTATACAATCTTCATCTACTAGACGTTGGTCTGATACTTGTAATGTTGATCCACTAAATTCACCATTTATAAATTCATCTTGAGTATTATGAGTATAAGTAATTGGTCCTAGGGGAGAATTGTTTGTTACTTCCCAAGATTGAGTAATATTAACAAATAAATTAGATGAAGATATATTCCCGTTTAATTCAGGCATTGATCCTCCACTACTTCCAGTAATATGTTCTATAGGAATAGATTGATTATCAGTAGAAGATATATAAGTTTTTTGTCCGTATGATTGAGACGGAATACTACCTATAGATCCTGTTATGAGAATATTTTTTAATGACATTAGTAAGGTATATTAAGTGTTCTTGATGTTGGGCTTCCTACAAAAGCTATTTCACTATTTGTTGTTGCTTGAGGTAAAGGATATTTATTTCTTTCTAAAATTGTTTGTTTTATTACTATACCTGTTGCTAATCCTGTTTTTGCAGGAGTAAAATCTTGTATCATTTTAAATAAAGAATTATCTAAAAATTTAATTAATCTTATATAATCCCACAAATTATAATTATTAGTATATTTAGAAAAATATTCATCTCTTAATTTATTAAAATCAGGGTAATAAGTTAATGAAGATGATACTTGTCTTGGATCTCCAATATAATTACCAATATTAAATGAGCCTAATTGAGCTATAATATCGTCATTAACTTCATCTTGAGGGGAAAATGCTACTTCAACATAATTAACATCTTTGGTGAAACTTTCACTTACGTAAGAATTTTGTTGGATTGATATATATTTGGAAAGAGTATCTCCACTTGGTAATACTTCATCAATTATTCTTATTTTATCTGAAACTGCATTTTTTATTCCGGCATTAAATTGATTTTGATAATTATATTCAGTATTAGGTTCAAAAGTAAATGAACCAGATAAATAATATAAACTAGTAGCAGAACCTAATGATGGTACAGATGGATATGATGTTAATGAAGAATGTGAAGAAGATCTTATAAGTAAAGATGAATCATTATCTAACAATGCACCAAGAGGAGCTCTAAATAATAAAGTATTCAAAGATGATTGAGAACCTGTTACCATATTTCCTTCTATAGAAAATGGATTCATAACGTAATCATTAAATTTACTTTCACTTAATAATGTGTTATATAATCTAAATTCTTGAAATGATCCAGAAAATGGATAATTAGATCCTACATTTGTTGGATATGATAAGTATAATGAACCTGATATCGCTGTAGGATTTTTGTTGAAGCTAGAAGAAGCTTGAAATCCTATAGTATTTCCATCGTATCCCTCATATATATTATTTTTAACATATAATTTTTGAGTATAAGGTGAGGTTAAATCATAATAGAATAATACAGACCACCAATCTCCATCAAACACAGGTAAATAAACACTTGATGTTAATCCACTTACTTCTAAAGTAACATTACCATAATTGTTATAAGGGTCCACAATTGAACCAGAATATGAACCACTAGTATTTCCTGATCCAGTATAATGTAATGTTATTATAAGGGAAGAAGTATCGTCTGAGGTTAATAATACTTGTGAAATTGATGATGATGGTATCCCATTAGTTTTAAATCTAAATTCTCCTGAGAATGATGCTTTGAAATCTAGAGGGTATTTTAAATAACCTGTTCCTTCAGAATAAAATTCATAGTTGAATTGATCTTGAAAATTATCATAATTTGTTATATTAGATGATTGACCTCCAAATTCGTTAATTCTTAATATTGTATCAGGAATGCCATAAATATTTATCAAAGTTCTTAATCCATCAACTGTACCTTTTTTCTTTAATAAGTAAGGTAAATTATGATATATACGTTTATAAATTTCTTTGTTAACATCATCTAATGGTTGTAAATCATTTAATGATGAAGCGGTTACATATGAATTTATATATTCATATCCTGATGGAGATGGTAATGATCCTGTAGTAAATGGGATGTTTAAATTACTCCCAGAATTAGTTACTCCTAATAATGCTGAGTATAAATCAGTGGTAGAAAAATTATTTTGATATATCTTTACTCCTAAATCTCTTATTGCTTGTGCTACTATATCTTTTGAAATTCCAAAATTTAATCTATTATCTGAATCAAATTTGTTAGTGATATCTTTTAAATAGATCCAAACATTATCAAAATGTTGTCCTATCATTTGAACAAATAAAATATATTGATCATTTTGAGGATCTTCTTTTAGATATGAAGGAATTGTATTAATTAATCCATTAATATTTTCATTATCATATAATGATGCTGAAATAGATTGAGTTACAAACCATGCTAAAGAAATAGGATCATTTACAGAATAATTTAAATATGGATATTGTGAATTGGATTTAGGCCAAGAATAACTTTCTGAGGTGTAGTATAAATAATATTCATATCCATCAAAATTAGTTATTATTTCATTAATTTTATTATCCCACATTCCTTGACTTGCTGAAGTGAAAGAACTTGTTGGGGTGTTATTAGAATAACTTCCACTTAATGTGTATTCTTCTAATAGGGCCAATTTATAATAAAAATTTTCTAATCTTGTTTGAGCGGATGAAAAATGAACAAAATCAGAGTAATCTGAATAGTCTATGTTAATTTCAATTCCTTTATCTTTTAAAATACTATTTATTTGGTATAGTAAACTACCTGAACCTAGAACAGATGTGTTTTGGGAAAGAGTACTTAAATTTTGATAAGAGGTAGAATTATTTATTTGGTCTTGAATAGGTAAATTAAAATTAGGACCCCCAATATAATTTAAGTTTTCTTCAAGAGTAAAAATTGTTGTTAATTCAATTTGATAAGCTTGAGATTCAGCTATTTGTTCTACTACCCAACATTGAGACTGAAAAGTAAAATTTTCAGGTAATGGTTCATATAATTTTATTAGTACTGTAGAGTTAGTTGGATTTGTATTATCCAAAGCAATATTAGTAGCTATAATTAAATTATTATCACCAAAATCTAAATAAAAATCTTTGTATGAACCTGGTGAGTTAGCGATTTCTAAAGCTAATTGTGAAGTAGATTCTATGATATCAGAGTTAGATATCTTTGTTGTATTTAATCTTAATTCAGTTCTATCGGGACTTATATCTTGTATATAAAGAGTATTATATGGAGATGAAGATAGTTTTTGCTTTAAAAAATTATATATTGTATAATATTGACCTTCTGTAAATCCTGCTAGTTCCAGGTTATTTTGTGGATCAATTAATATATTATTATCTTGAATTTTATAATTAGGATAACCTACAACATTACTAAATAAAATATTTTGATTTAAATCAAGTACAAAATATTCTAAATAATCTTCGTTGGGATTAAAAATAATATCTTGAGTAAAATTGGATATAAGAGATTCATCATCAATTGTATAATTTTGTAATTGAAGATTATCTGGATTTACTTGGGTGATATTGACTAATTTATCCATTATTTAGGAAGTTGTAATTCTACTAATTGTTGATTTAATTCTAGATTTTGTTGTTGTAATACATTTATTTCATCTACTAAGGCTGATATATCATCATTTAATGGAGTAAAATTTATATATTCGGAACTTGTTTTTATAAGGTATTCATGAGATTTTGTAGGACCAAGTTTAGGAATTTGGAAAAATAATTGATCATAGTATTGAAAAAATTCATCAATCGATATAGTTGGAGTAACCGGTTGTTCATTAGATGGCGATAATGCTAATTGTGAAAATTTAGTATCTATAACTTTTTCAAATTGATTCTTAGCATATGCTTTTTTGGTTAAATTTAATTTTTCCATTTTAATAAAATATTTCTAATAATTTTATATTTCCTTTATTATCATATCCTATATTATTCATATTAGGATAATCTAAATTATTGATTGATATTTTTTCTTTACCTATAAGAGTATTTTTTACAAAATTATCTAATTTTGATATTTTATCTTTTAATTCCTTATTTTTATTATATTCAGGATATTTTACTAAAAATTCAAATTCATCATCTAAACCACTTTCTTCAAACAATTCTTGACCCTCTTCTGATAGAGATAGTATTATTTGAGAATATAATTTATTATTATTTAATTTTTCTTGTGTAAGTGAATTATCAGTTAATTTTATTGTTTTTGCTATAAAGTTGGGATATTTATCTCCAAGTTGTTTTTCTTTTAATAGGTTTTCTTTATTTATATTTCCTAAGAATTTTTTAGTAACAACATTAGAATTATCAGAAGAAGTAACTTCTTTAGAACCTCCCCTTCCAATAATTTTTTCAATTTCTTCTTTTATAATTAATCTAATTTTAAATTTTTTCATTATCCATTAATTATTTTAAAATAATAATTATCATCTAATATTATAGTATTTCCATCAACCATAGTTTTAATTAATATTTTATAATATCTTTCAGGTTGTAATCCATTCATATATAAAGTAAAGAAACTACTAGTTTCATCTTGACTTAATTTAGTATATGTAGAATCAAAATCTATTAAAAATTCATTTGTATATACATCTTTCACAGCATAATATGAAGAAGTTGGTAAATAATAGTTTTGTGTAAAATATGAAGATGTTGAAAAAGTTCTAACAGGATATTCTGGTCTAGAATATACTCTAAATACATTTACACTACCTGAATAAAAGTATCCTGGATTATCACCTAATGCTACAACAAATGGTTGTGTTGATATTGTAGATAATGTAGAAGAACCTGTAGAGAAAGATGAATCATTCCATTTAAATTCTAAACATGGTGGGTATATAGTATGAGTATCAATTGAAAAATATTTCATTTTAGGTTGTACATCTTCATTATCTACAAATTCTGTTTGTTGTTTTAGAATAAACCCATCATTATATATAGAACCACTATACCAACTTTCTACAATATTTTTAACATTAATATTAATATCTTTATCAGTATAATAACTAAATGTTTGAGATCCACTTAATGATTGAGTTACATACCAAGTACATCCTCCTGGATCAACGGAAGCTGAATAAGAACCTGTTGAACCTGGAGCAAATGAACTAGTAGTCCATATAATTCCACCTTGATAATCTCTCCATATCCAACTTGCTCCATTTTGTGTTTCTGGGGAGTTTTTGTATCTTCCTGTACCCATATTCCATGATTGAGAAATAGGGAATACTTGAATTGTTGTATCAGAATTTAAAGCTGTAACATTAGCAACAAAACATCTTAAATTAGATGTCCATTGAGAATTTTGGATTTTTGAATCAATAATATCTGTTATTTCATCATTATCAAAATGAATTAAAAATCGACTTGTTTGAGGTGAAGGATCTGGTAGGATACCTACTTCAAGGGATGATTCTATAATTTCATCTAATCCTGTATTCATTTCAGGATACATAGAATATAATGTTGTATCTTTTGTTGGAAATATTTTAAAAATTGCCATGTAATATAAAAATTTATAATGAAACTACTCTTCCTTGTATATCAGTGTTTGGGTATTTAACCTCAAAAATCATAGGATCTAATGATGGATATACAACATTATTTTTAGTAGCTCCTGAAATATCATATGCATATTGAGAATATCCTAAATTAGTTCCAACTTTATTTGATATACTAATTGATTTAACTGTTTGAACTCCTTCTATTTTATCTAGAAGAATATATAATTCTCTTAATATTATTGGTTGATTTATTTGCCAATTCTCTATTGAGAAATATGATTGTAAAGCACTTATACATTTAGTTAATATTTCATTACTATTGTAATTAGGAAGTACAATTATATCAAAATTTACTCCTATATTAATTATAAACCCATCTTTAATATTAACAGTATCATTAAGCATTCTATATTGAGAAAGATATGTTGATAAGTTTTGTTTTAAAGCAAGTGATGCGTTATTAAGTTTATTATTTATATCATAAGTTAATACATATAAATCTAATATACTAGGTAATTCATTTGGAGATGTAGAGGCAATTTTAGTGGGTTCTATATATGCTTTGGATATATTTCCAAATTTTGAGGGCATACTTAATGCTCTTACTAAATAATCATCTTGAGTTACATTTCTTAATTGAGTAGAAAAATTCATTGAAGAATTTTGTCTTATTTCTTCTATTGTATCTCCATCTCCTCCTCCACTTGCTGCTTCTGGGTTAGTTACTGCTAATGAGGAAAAAATATTATCGGCTGTAATGGCAGTTAGATTTGAATTTAAAAATTTCACATCACCATTTAATCTGGTTAAAGTATTAGAAGATACATTTGATTCAACTCCTCCTCCTGTTAAATATCTTATAGTTAATGTAGTATTGGATGGAGCTATCCCATATGTTTTAGTAAATAAAAAATTAGATGGGGAATAGGCTGTTGTTAATTTTGTCTTTTCAAAAGGTAATCCTATACCTACATTATCTGGGTTAGGTACTATAACTTCATCTGAGTCATTTGTTGTGCCTGCTCCAAATTGAATTTGTAAAGTTGATGAGTTTTTAAATCTAGTTACAAATCTTCTTTGTATTTTTTTAAGTTTTAACAAATAAGGAGAATCACTATTATATGAAGATAAAGTAGGATCATTAGTATTAGTATTTTTTATAGAATCATAGACCATTTCTTGACCTAAATAATCTACTTCATACCATTGATTTCCATCACTATCAAAACAATCTAATATTCCTACCATATCTGAAGCATTAATTTCAACAGTTGCATATTTTGTAGGATTACCAAAAGTAAATGTTTTTGAATTTATAGTAGATGATATTGCTTTTCTTGTTTTTTTAAGTAAAAAATATGTTGGGTTACCACCTGAAATTTCATATATAGAAACATCAGTATAATCAGATGAACTAGATACTGAAAAATCAACTGGATCTGAAATAAGAAAAGAAATACCATTAGTAGTAGTTACTGTAGAATTTCCATTTATGAATAATGAATAATCAAAATCTGGAATGTAAGTTGAACCAGATAATTTAGCTGGAAGTTTTTGGTAAAAATCAATATTAGTTAATGCTACTCCTGTTACATTTGGTTTATAACCAAACATATAAGCTAATTCAAATAAATTATTAGATTGACGAGCAAATTGAAGATAATTTTCTTGAACTTGATTATCTAAATAAAAAGATAAAACATCTCCAACATATGAAGCCATTTCCATAAACATCATACCTGGTGATGCAGGACTAAAATCATTAAATGTAGTAGGAAAATATGTTTTTGTATAATCTATAAGATTAGCTCTAAATTCTGAGAAATCTTTGTTTATATATTTTATATTTTTATTAGTAGCCATTATTATGTAAATGTTATTTCTATTTGATCTGTAATTCCTGTGTTTATTATGCTATAAACTAATATAACATTTATTTCATTTGAATCTGGGTATTCATTTATATTAAGGGTTTCTATTTTTATATTATTAAAATATTGACCTATTAATGATTGAATAGTTTCTTGTAAAAAATCAATATTATTTGAAGAAATTTGTTCAAATATAAAGGCTCTTAAATTAGCACCAAATTTATTATTTAAATATCTTTCTTTATTATTAGTTAGAAAAAAATTTAATAAATTATTTTTTATGGCATCTTTAGTAGTATATGTGGAAAAAAATACATTAGGAGCATTAAATGGAATAGAAATTCCAACCGCAGTTCCTGGTTTTTGATCTATTGGAAATATTTTCTTTGATCCAAATGCCATTATTTATTAATTAAATTCATTATATTATCTAAACTTAATTGACCTTCAGGAAGTGAACTTCCTTCAGACATAGTATTTATTGGTCCATTTATTTTAAATTCTTGCTCATAAGGAGATTTTGGACCTTCTGCTGTTTCATTTAATATATCCATATAAGCCTGTTTTTTATCAATAGGTTTAACATTTGGATTATGTGGGATTGAATTTGTTGAAAAATTAATTGTTCTACTATCATTAGATTCAGTTATAGATTGTTTATTTCCTTTAACTGCTTCTAATAAGATATTTTTTAATTCTTCATTAAATACTTTTCTTACTGATTCTTCAATTAGTTGTTTAAGTTCTTGTTGTTTCATTTGTTATAAATATTAAATTAATTGGCTTTTAAATTATTTTTATCAATTATTAATTTAAGTTCTGTTAATAAAATTTGTGGGATAGTTGTAAAGGATGAAGGAGTTGATAATAAAATAATACCTTGTGAATTTTTTGCAACAGCTTTTCTTTTACTTACTGTTGGTGAAAATGGTTCTTCTACAACTTCTAAAATAAATCCTTGATATATTTCTTTATTTGTTGGTTCTGATTTGATTTGGTTATAATTTTCATCAACTTTAGTTAAATATTCATTTAAAGTTACTAACCCAGATACATTACACCCTAATAGATATTTATCTATAGATTTTAATAGAATTATTAATTTAGACAAAATTGAATTAACATAATCTAATATATTAGAAATAGAAGTAACACTATTTTTAGCTAATTGAATTTTAGGAGTAATAAATTCTTCTAAATCTTTTAAAACATTTAGAGTAGAAATTATTGCACCTGGAGTACCTGGAGGTGATGGGACAGCAGCTATAGCTATATTAGAAGCTTTTCTGGCTATACTAGTAGTTGTAAGTAGAGTTGAAGTTACCTTTACTGTAGTATTTAGTACATCTAAGGGTTTACTTAAAGTTTCTATTAATTTAGAGGTATTATTTAATTTAGTTAATAAATTATTTCTTATAATTAAAATTTTTTCTAATTCATCTTTAGAAAGACATGTATTAGGTAATTTTTCATTTGCTTGACCTATATTTTCAATACCTACTTGAGATGCTATTTGAATAATAGTAGGGATTAATTGATCAATCAATTCTTGCGATTTATTGACTAATAAAACAGGTATTTTATCTTTTCCTACCATTTATTAAATTTTACTTACTGATGATTTGATTGAGGTAATTTTACTTTGAGTTAAATTTTTTTGTTGAGTATCTTTTATTTCTTGATTTGTTTTAGTAGCTGTTTTAGATACTTCAGGAGAATTTACTTGATATGCTCCAAATAAATTAGCATTTCTTCTTCCAAAAACCAAAGCATCTATTAATTCTTCCGTACCTACAGTACCTCTTGGAGGTAGTTGTGGGGTCTTTTTTCTATAATCCTGATATGCGTTCCAATATTGTTTCCAATTATTAAATTCTTCTATTCCTAAAATCTTTTTTTCTTCATCTAATGATAAAAATTGGGTTGTTAGATTAGTAGTTGGGAAATCTTCAGGTAATTTATATTTTTCATATAATTTTTCTCTAAAAATAGATATATATGCTCTTAAAGTAGGAGCAATAAATAATCTTATATTATCACTTATAAATGATTCAGGGGTATTAGGTTTTATATTAAATGCATCTATATTAGATAATTTATTTAAAGTATCATAATACTCTTCAAAAGAAAATGTAGATAAATTAGCCATTATACAGTAAAATTATTTTTTGAAGTTATATTTTTCAATTGTTCTTTTATAGCTTTTAAACTTGTTTTAAGTTGTGATGCTGGAATTGTTAAGTTTAATGATAATTGTTGATAGGGAACTGCAGGAGGAGTTTGTGTTGATTGTAATGCAGTTGCTAAATTTTCTAAGGAAGAAACTAAATTATTTAATAAATCAACTGTAGAATTACCTAATAATAACGGTTCTTTGGCTAATTCTTCATTACCTAAATATGTTTTATCTGATTGGATTATGAATTTTTTAGTATCTATATTAACTGATTCTTGAGAATTTAAATTGATAGATTTTGCCGAATTGAGTAATATATGATCATAATTAGAATTTAATAGTAATCTTCCTGAATTGAGAATTATTTGCTTTCCAGCATATTCATTTGGGGATTGTGGAGGCGTTGATAAATTATAACTGGTAAAATCAAATTTATCATTTATACTATTAGATTTAATAGGGATTTTTTGAGTACTAGTTAAATATATAGATGAATCATCTTTATTTATATCTTCAGTAATAGGAACCCACCCTTCATTAGATCTAATTCCTTGACCATTTCTTATTATAAAAATTGGATCTCCATTATTTCCTGAAGATGACCAATTGTTTAAATTATTAACAGTACTTCCTAAACGAATTGAATTACCCCATCTACCTTCTAAGATAAAATCACCTTCAAATGGTAATAACGGATGAATATTTGAGCGTTCTTTAAAAGTTTTACCTAAAAATATTTCTGTAGATTGGTCTGTTACTCTTCTTACGTTTCCTCCTTGGGTTTGAGCATAATCTTTTTGTTGTGAAGGAGGTAAAGATGAGGGGTTTGATGGATATCCATTATGATGAGGATGATTCCATAAACTTATTATATTAATATAATATTGTCTATTAGAAGTATTAGTTTTACCTATTTCTGTATTAGGTAATGATAATAAATATACTATTTCATTAACTAATGGATAAGTTTTTATATTAGGATTAATAGGATATGCAACTGGATATAGTTTAGAATTTGGATTTGGATTAGTAACTAATTCATATTCAATTGCTCCTAATGAATTCCATCCTCCTAATTCTTCAAATCTAGGATGAGATTTATCTAAAATTATACTGATAACTCTGATTGATATGATGGTAAGAGGATTATTATTTCCTAATTCAAAATTGTTATTTTTATTTGAATTTAAATTATGATTTAATCCTGAAAAACCATATCTCATTAATTTTCTTCTTTATTATTTAATTTATTTATATCTTTTAATAATTGAGCTTTTTCAGCTTCTGAAATTAGGCTTCCATCCCCATTATTTGATGATGCTACATTTAAAAGACAACGTTGTATAATAGTAGCCATTTTAATTAATTGTTCATCATTTTTAACTCCAATTTCTAAATATTCTTTAATTAGTGGAACTATAAGAGTAGCATCACCAATATTTTCTATCATTGGTTTTAATTCATCAATTAAAATTGAGATTTGTTTTTCTTTCTTTTTTTGATTGGAATAAATTTCTTGGAATAAATCTTTAAGTTTTTTACCACCAAATATTTCAGATTCTAAACTGCTCATAATTTATAAATATTTTATTTATTATAAATATACATTTTATTGAAACTTTATATAACCATTTTCTAAATAAAAAATATAACCTTTTTTATATATATCATATAATTCCTCCGCTATTTTGGTAATTTTTGGTGTTTTAGCATCAATCATTTCTCGTATATAGATATATAATGCTTTTTTATTAAATATAATTAAATTATCTCTTTTTCTAAATAATTCTAATATCGCATCTGCTATTTTAGAATCAATTTCTTTTGGGAAAATAGTGTATATATTATTTGTACAATAATCAACATATAAATCAATAAATAAAGAGATTTTATCATTATTATTTAATTTATCACTAGGAGAATTATTTTCTTCTATATTATACGAATATATATTATCTTCTTCAATTGTGGAGACTGGAGTAGAATTGATTCGTTTTTTATAGTTAGTTTGATTATATAATATAAGCCAACGTTTAACAATAGTACCAAAATATGAATATGCTTTAGGTGGTGTTAATTTTTTTAACTTCTCCATACATTTTTCAGATACTTCAAGTGTTGAAATAAATTGGTTAATTTGATCCTGAGTTATGATAGGGGAATCATTAGTAAAATGAGTAAAATCTAAATCATATGATTCTTTGAATTCTTTATTTATTATTTTATTTAATCTATCCTGAATACTTCTACTATGATGGTACAAATGAATTTTGGTTAGGAGAAATATTATAATTTCATGTTGTAAATCTTCAATATTTTCAACTTCTGTATAGTAAAATTTAAAAGTATGAATTATATTTTGAGTAAGTTTAAAAAAAGCATAATGAATTTTATCATCATAAATCTTACTTTTTTCAGCAGGATTTATACTCAAATTATATTGTATAATAGCTCTTTCAGTATCTAGGGTAAAATAATTTTTAGACATATATTCTATTGAATTTTAAAATTGTTTAATTGTTCTTGTAAATATTTAACTTGTTTAAAGAAAAAACCTACTTCATCATCTCCTTCAAATGAACCTTTAGCATCAATCTCTTTTAGTTTTTTATCTGAGAAGTTGATTGTGTTAGATAAATTGGTCATATAAGATTCATATGAGTTAATAATATCTTCACATTTTTCGTTTTTTCTTAATAGATTAAAAATTACAAAAAATAATATTAAAATAATAAAAATTAAAATAATAATTGTAGTTACCATTGTTTTGTTAAATTTAGTTGATAAAAAAAGGTTGTGCTATTAAACACAACCTTTATTTGTTTTTATAATTTAATAGGTTAATTATCCTCGGTAAAGAAAGTATTAAATGCTTTTTTTAATCCTTCACTTTTCATATCACCTAATGCTTTTGTTTTGATAGGGATTTTTTTTCCGTTGGTGTTCTTAGGTAATGTACCATTTGTTTTTCCATTATCCAAGTTATTTTTAAATTTAGGAAACCATTCTCTTTCAAATTCAATTCTAGAAGCTAAGAAATCTGCTTGATGAACAATTAATGGTAAAGAGCAACGTAATTTTTGTCCTGGAAGCCAACCCAATAAATATGGTTTATTAGATTCATCATATATACCATCATGTAATTTAATTGCTAACATTTCATTTTTGGTATATTCAACTCCATGAGTCTGAAGTAAATATAGACTACGATCAGGAACAGTCATAAATTCTAATTCTGTATTGAATAAATAATCTTCACCTAATTTTTCTTTACGCCATTGATCTGTTTGAGGTAAGTATGCTTCATGTTCTTCACTACCCATTTTTCCTAAATCATGATTTATAGCTGAGAATACTAATTCTTCTTCGGTATAATTTAATTCTACCCCCATATTAACCCAAACACTATTAAGTTGAAGGGCTGCTGAAACAACACGATTAACATGTTCTACATATCCACCTGGGAAAGCATTGTGGTATTCTTTTTTATGAGATGCTGGCATTAAAATGATTCTTTCCTGATATTTAGAATAGAAATCTTTTAATTTAGTTCTACGGGGTTCTTCAATATAATTATCTATATAATTAATAAGTGAATCCCAATTACTTTGGATTTGTTCTGCAGTAAAATTCATAACTTTTTTATTTTTTAATTTATTATCTATTTAATTCATTTCCAATGATTGGTTCATTTTCAATGTATGTTTTAATTTGATCAATTTTTTCTCTGATAGTATCAATTGTTAAAAAACAATTATCTCTATCTCCTTGATTTAGATTAAAATTTAATTTATTCAAATCAGATTCTATATTGTCTAATTTTTTAGTTACTGCATCTCTATGTTTCATATTTGGTTTTAATTATTTGTTTAAATTTTATACCCAACGTTATCCATGTGGTCCCACATTATCCAACGTTATTATTGTTTATTCGTCTGTTTATCTAATGTTTTTTTAACCCGTATTATCAATATACATTATAAAGAAATAAGAATCAAGCTAAGATAAGAATTCTTTTACTTTTTCTGAGATATTATGTAGAATAGAACATTTTTCATATTCTTCTTCTTTCTCAAAAAATTCAATTGTTGTTATTAGATTTTCTAAAAACTTATTATTAGATTTTTCTTTTATACATTCTAAATGAAAATGATTTTCAGTATTTAGATTTTTTATATATCCCCACGCTTTTTCAAACATAAGAAATTTTCCTGCTCTCTCTACTTCATCTAGATCTAACTCAGAAGCTAATGTATTAAAAATATGCTCAGTATATGATTTGAAAAAATCTTGATTATTAAGGATTTTATTAAATCCCCCAATCCAATATAGTGGGTGAGATGAAAAATCAACCAATAAGGAATTATCTTCATCCTCAGGTTCTATTGTAGTAGAAAAAATGTTAAATATTTTATTTATATCCATGTTAAAAAATATAAAAAATGTTTTTAATAAATGGTTTAATTAAATTTAATAAATAGTTTAATTAAACTAAAAATTTAAAATAAAAATTTATTTTACATGTTAATATAATATAAATATATAATGATTCCAAATTATGTAAAAATTAACTTACACAAAATGGAATCAAAATATTGATAAAATAATTAAATATAATTTTTTCCTACAATCTTTACAGCATTAATAGCTGGTTTTAATTCTAGTTCAAAAAATTCACGTTGATTGCTAGTTCTAAATTCTTTAAGATATGAGTGGATTTCACGTTCCATTTCTTCTCCTCTACCTTGTAATTTATAAACAAATTCAATTTTAAATGGTGTAGGAACACCTGTTGCTTTAGATAGATCTTTACGTCTAGTTTCAATTTCTTTACCTGTATATCCGATTTTTAATAAACCTGGATATGTAGGATTAGACATTATATATATGATTTCTTTTCCTTCACCTATAGTAGGAATAGGTTTTTTGGTTCGCTTAGTAAAATAATTTACTTGCTCCCAACCATCTTCTAATGGTGTTAAAGTGAAAAAATGTAATGTATTATTTTTAAAATCTTCTTTAGAAGATATATATTTCTCAGCCTCTTCCTCAGTTATATGTGTGAGAGATTTAAATGTTTTTTCCATATTAAATAATTAATTTATTCAAAAAGTAAAATAAACATAATTTCTATAGGATGGGAAATCAAAGTTAATATATTAAATATTCCCATAGTAAGAAATGGAGTTAAAAATAAACCAAATATATTTAAGTAACCAAAATTAGTAATATCAAATATATTAGTTACCAATAAAATTGCAGAAATTACAAACATTAAAATTGTAAAAATCTTTGGAAAGGTTAAATTTTTCATATCTTTTAATTTTTAATTTGTATAAATATATGTTAAAAGATTTTGTAATCCCAATAAAGTATTAGAAAATTAATTAACTTAAAACATTAAATATGGTTGCCATTTTTCTACATCTTTATGTATTTTATAAATAAAATATATAGGGTGAGGTTTACTAGGTTTGAATGATAATTTCATTCCTGCTTGTTCAGGAGTTCTATCTCCTTTTTTAGCATTACAAGAAAAACAACAAGTAATTAAATTTTCCCATGTATTTAAACCACCTTTAGATTTAGGAATAATATGGTCGACTGTTAAATTTTTAACTGATGGGCAATAAGCACATTTATGTTCATCTCTTTTAAATATATTTTCTCTTGATAAAACTACTTTTCTATATGGGATATTAACATATTTAATTAAACGAATAACTGATGGTTTAGTAAATTTATCATTTACTTTATATAAGTTATCTTGCTCAACAATTTCAGCTTTTCCTTTATATACTAGTTTATATGCTTTTTTGAATGTAGTTACATTCACAGGTAAATAGTCTGAGTTAAGAACTAATATTTTAGTTAAATCTTTATTTATTCTATGTATCCGCATAATTTTAATTTTTTGTACTCCCTGCGAGAGTCGAACTCGCACGCCTAGGCAATGAGTCTTAAGCTCATCGTGTACTACCAGTTTCACCAAGGGAGCATTTTTTATAATAAATATTTGTACCCAACGTGGGATTCGAACCCACAAAAATTTAGTTTCTAAGACTAACGCGTACTACCAGTTTCGCCAGTTGGGCATTAATTAAACGTACACCATATAGGATTTGAACCTATACCAAGAAGTTCGTAGCCTCTCATTCTATCCAGTTAAACTAACGGTGTATTAAGGGTATTAAATGGGGATCGAACCCATAACCTCTTATCTCACAAACAAGCGCTCTGACCAATTGAGCTATTAACACCATATGTTCTCCCCGGTGGATTCGAACCAAACCATCGCAATGTTCAAAGCATCGCATCCTGCCAATTAGACGAGGGGAGAGTATACTTTTGAGGTGAAAGTTGGAATTGAACCAACCTACCTAGTTTTGCAGACTAGTGTTTAAAACCACTCAACCATTTCACCCTATGTGCACCCTACAGGAATTGAACCTGTGACCTTTTCATTATGAGTGAACTGCTCTACCATCTGAGCTAAGGGTACTGGTCGGCCTTTTTGTCATTTTAACTGAGGCTAGACCTGTGGACCCTCAGATTAGTTGCAACACAGAGCTTCATTCCGGGATCGAACCGAATCTATTCCTCATTACAAGTGAGGTGCACCACCATTCATGCGTATGAAGCTTATTTTATATATTCATTATATTTAATTGAATGTTCTATTCTATGACAATTTGAACATAAAACTATACATTTTTCTATTTCTTTTAATATTTCTCCTCTACTTTTTCTACCAAAATTACTATAATTAATAGGGAAAAGTTTTTCTTTAGGATTAACATGGTGAAAATCTAATGCTGCAGGATGATTAAATCCACAATTTATACATTTTAATCCAATTTTTAAATCAATAAACCATTTTTTACTATTAAATGAACTAACTGAATATTTATCTTTATTATTAATATAATGAATTTTTTTATGTTCTAATTGACATTTTTTACACCAAGCAGAATGTCCATCTTTACAATTCATTTTATTTTTAAAGAATTTATCTAATTCTTTTTCTATTTTACACTTCGAACATATTTTCATACTTATATTTTATTATAAATATTATATGGGTTCAAAAAGGTGCAACTCGCGGTCTATGCGAGACTCGAACTCGCGACACTGCCGTGACAGGACAGTACTGTTACCCCTACACCAATAGACCGTAATAAAAGTTAATTAGTATTCATATGAGTCGTGGATTTGGCGTCTCGTCATCATGACCTATTTTAACTTTTGAGCAGGTAGCGAGGATCGAACTCGCTCTATTTCGGTTTGGAAGACCAATGCACCACCATTTATGCGTTACCTGCTTATAGTACCCTCTGTAAGAATCGAACTTACGACCTCTTGTATGTAAAACAAGCGCTACTTCCTGCTGAGCTAAAAGGGCATTCGTCGTGTAAGCAGGATTCGAACCTGCGTGCTCTTCATCCCAAATGAAGCGAGATAAACCTGACTCCTCTATTACACGTTTTTGTGGACCCTATCGGAATCGAACCGATATAACTTGTTCTTCAGACAAGCGCATTGACCAACTTTGCTAAAGATCCATTAGTGGGAGTAGTAGGAATCGAACCTACCCTTACGTAAAGCTGCGGTTTTACAGACCGTGGTGACAAACCTATATTCACCTTACTCCCATTATTTTTTGCGCTTCGTGTGGGAGTCGAACCCACATCCATCTGATTAACAGTCAGCCGCTCTACCTTCTGAGCTTCCAAAGCTTATATTTTGTGTCCCCGAGGGGAATCGAACCCCTACCCGTATATTAAAAGTATACTGCGCGTGCCTTCTCGCCACGAGGACATAATCTTATCGTCCTCGATTTTCTTACTTGTTTCCATTTTTTAATTTTTTAAGTCATCATAATTGGAGTTGAACCAACGGCCTTTTGCTTATCAGACAAATGCTCTACCAGCTGAGCTATATGATGTGGTGGAATTCATTTTTTAAGGAAAATAGATATCTCTAAACTAAACCTTTGTGGACCACGAGGGAATCGAACCCTAATAAAAACTTTGCAAAAGTTTCCGCCTGCCTTCGGCATCGCGCCCATATATTTTATGCGGAAGTCAAGAGAATCGAACTCTCACCAGTGTAACCTGGAATAACTTAGCAGGTTATCGTAACAAACCAATATTTACCTAACTTCCAATTTATTGAGGAAGGTGTGAGATTTGAACTCACGGAACTTTTACATCCTCTAGTTTTCAAGACTAGTGCAATAAGCCTCTCTGCCAACCTTCCTTATAATGAGTGATGTTTTACCACTTAAACTACAAGCCGACCTAACGGCTCGATGGGTATCGAACCCACACTCTTCACCTTTCGCACGCCCTGTAGGGATCGAACCTACGACCTATGGTTTTGGAGACCAGTGCTCTACCAAACTGAGCTAAAGACGCGTATGTATATAAAACAAAAAATCCGAACCTCTTTTACCTGGTTCGGATTAATCATTTAATTATATCTTAATTAAACTACATCTAATACCGAACCATGGTTTATACCCCATCCCTTATTATCGACAATCGATAAACGATACGTCGCCTGAAGGCACGGACTAAATTGATTATGTATGTAAGTTGTTTTCATTTTATTATTTAAATTGTTAAGATGATATGAATGGCCCTTGTACTATATCCATTCGTTTATAAGGAATATCAATTCTTATTATACATATTGTAAATTTTGTAAAAATACAATTTTTATTATTTTTTCTTATACTTTAATATATGATGGAAATTTTAAATTTCCTAATTTACTCAAAATTTTCTTTACTTTTCTCCATTATCTTTTTAAAATCTTCATAATGAGCTTTCATTCTAGCGATTTCTTCTGGAGATGCTTTTTTCGGATTAGCTATAGCTTCCAAAAATTTTCTTGCATCTTCTCCATATAAAGTTGGAGTACTTTTAATAGGTAATGCCATTTTTTATTTAATTTAAAAAAGTTTAGGAGATGTTAAAAACGTCTCTTTAACAGAGCTCCATAGTCATATCTTGTTCTACCCAACTTGATTCACATAAAAAGACCTCACTCATTTGGGCTTCATTTTTGGTAGTCGAGAGGCCTGATAAGGTATTGTTGTAGCGCTGAGTTGGATTCGAACCAACGATCTCAAGCTTATGAGGCTTGCGAGATGACCACTTCTCTACCCCGCTATTTATGTATAAAAGGTTTATAGTGTTCTTTTTTATGACAATTAGAACATAATACTATACACTTTTCAATTTCTTTTAAAATAATTTCTTTGTCTAATCTCCTCTTCAACATTTCAGATATTCCACCTTCCTTTTCATTAGGATCTAAATGATGAAATTCTAAACATGATGGATGGTTTTCAGGACATCTAGAACATCTTAAAGAACTTTTATATTCATCATACCAAATTCTATGTTTTTGGTAATTTTCCTTATATATTGAAATATTATTTATATAATATATTTTGGAAGAATTTCTAACACATTCTTTACAATAGGAAGATAAACCAGTTTTTTTGTTTTTAGAATTTTTATTAAATTCCTTTTCCTCCTTTTCATTTTTACACTTCGAACATATTTTCATACTTATATTTTACTATAAATATGAATATGGAGTTCGAAAAAGTGGAGCCGGAGGGAATCGAACCCTCGTTTGGATAAGTGTTGAGTGAAATTCATTTACATGTTTAGTCAATTTTTCTAAACTAACAAAATATAATTGATTTTGAGAAATAGTTCAATTACGACTAACGGTTTCATTTAAATAGTTGTAAACCAACTCAAACTTTCTATTCATTTCTTGCATCCTTCTGTTTCTAGGTTGGATACAACCCAAATTGATTAAGCAGCTACTGCTAAATCAGCACCAACGAAAGACATTGCGTCTTCGAAAGTAAAAGTAGACTTTTCGTCATTTGATTTTTATATAGGTTATTTACGTGTTTCCAATACTAACACGACATGCATCTCAAAGAACTTAAGTATCCAGCAAAAGCCTGGCGACCCCATTAAATTGTGTCTATGGTCTTCCTCTGTCGTAGGTGATGGACGCCCATACTTAATAATCCATTTAATTCTTCCTTTGAAACAGTCAATGGATTGACGTAAGACTTACTAAGTTATCATCGCTTACAGGTACCCCGATGTGAAAGTATTATTCCTGTCAATTGAAGACTAAGAGGAAGTAAGTTAACTTTATCTATATAGTTTAGCACTTTAGTTGGATTTAACCTCTAGGAAGAAATTACCCTAGAATTTCATGGGGGCTTCCCCCTAACCAACATAAAGGTTCTTACACCCTTAGCTTTACCTTAGTAATCGTACTCCCGAACGGTATCGATCCGTCTTTCTTTGGTCGAAAACCAAATGTCCTAGCCAGTAGACGACGGGAGCATATATTTTTGTAGTCCCAACAGGACTCGAACCTGTATTGGAAGTTTAGAAAACTTCTGTTCTATCCCTTGAACTATAGGACCAAATAATAAAAATAAACAACTCCCGAACATTGTCATGGTACGTAGGACCCCTCCGGATGACGTTACGCTTCATGTTATTTCTAACTATTTTTATTTGTAGCGGAAACGGGACTCGAACCCGTGAGGCTTACGCGTTGGCTTATGAGGCCAATGAGATACCATCTTCTCACATTCCGCAATATATTATTTTAATACGTATATACTTTCATCTCTATACATCCTTAATACATATATACAAATATATTAAAGGTCGAAATTTTCTTCCAATTCTTTTTCAACAATTTTCCAATAATTTTCTATAATAAATTGGTTTTCTTTGTTAAAATCTAAAGCTTTTATGATTTCTTTAACACATTTCCTAGCACATTTAATACCTTCTTTATATCTACTATCGCAACTGTTTATTCCCAAATCTAAATATCCATTATTTGGTAACATGTAATAAAACATATCAACAAATTCTTTAGCTTTTTCCTTTGGATCTTTATCTCTCATGTATTAAATATACGATTAAAAATCTTGTAATCCCAATTATTTAATTGAAAATTATATAAGTATATATCTTTTTTCTATGGGTAAAAATTTTTGGTTCTCTTAGAGGTTAATCCTTTGGATTTTTCCCAAAAAGGGCCATATGGAAATTCAATTTATAAAAATGGATTAAAATACTCCTTTTCATAATCAGAGTCGTTTACATTAGCCACCCAATCAATTTTTAAAACGGGTAATTCGTTTGTTATAATGCAAGTATCCTCACAATCATACCACGTACCTCTTGGATCTGAAAATATACTATCTGTTTCATCAGTTCCATCTTCAAGTAAAAATTCTGGAATAACACAATGTTCATTTAATATACCTTTCATTGTTCTTACTCTATAGTCGAGGATTTTAAAGATGTACTCTTTTTCAAAAGGTCTATAAAAACGTTTACCATAGGCTCCTATGTAATTTTTATAGTGTTGAGGGTAGTCTGGTTCCATTTTTTATGTAATAATATTTAATTATAATTCTGCTATTTCTTTTACTTCGGGATGCCATTTAGCTGGGAAACCATGTATATCTACAAATGGATATTGGTTTCTATATTCTTTTTTATACCATTTAGGTGGTTTAGAATACTTACCACAACAAGCACATTTATATATTTTAACTTTACCTCCTTTTTGGTTCCAAGCGTCTACATTATACCAATATTCAGACCATCTATAGAATTCGTGTTTGTGGATTCCAAGTAAACATAATAATTTTCTCATATTTTTTATTTTATTTGTTGTTGTGTTGTTGTGGGTGATATATAAGTATATACCTCATCGACCCACTATAGTTATATAAACTCTGAAAATTAATCCAAATCTTTGTCGCCACCCCCCGGCCCGTTATATGGAATACGGCGCGTATGGGATACTATGCAGTTATGATATATATCGTATATATACCCGACTAAAATAAGTATGAGCCCCCTTTCTCCCAGGGGCTCACACTGCACTATTTATTTTACTTCCTCAGCAACCACAACCTCTGTTTTTGGCTGTGCTGGGCGACCACGTTTAATTGTTACACCCGCTGCTAATTTTGCTTCGCGTTCAGCTAAACGTTTTTGTCTTGCTGATTCACCATTAATGGCTCTTCCACGTTTGATTACTCCACCGTTCGCTTCAGCTTTTGCTTTTAGCTCTGCTAAGCGTTGTTGACGTGCTGATTCACCTTCAACTGGACGACCACGTTTAACGATTTCCCCACTAGCAATTTTAGCTGCTTTGTCCGCTAAGCGTTTTTGACGTTCGCTGTTCGGGTTTACCTTACGGCCTAATTGTTTTGTTTCTTCAGTTGTTACTACCGCTACTGGTGTTTCAACTACTGTTTTTACTGCTTTAGCTTTAACTGTTTTAGTTTTAGCTGCTGATTTTTTTGTTTCGTTTTTCATGGTTTGGATTTTTTTATTTGTTATTTGTTATTATTATTTATTTTTCTTATGTTGTAAATATACACTTTATTAACTTGTAATCCTAATTATTTATTTAAAGCATTTTGTAATTGACTTGAAATAAATTTATCAGCTAATGATGAATATGGATAAACGAAATATAATGATGGTTGTAATGGATAATCTGATATAACTACTTCATGTATATTCCCAAACACATCATTAATAAACCCACGTGTAATATATTCAGTTTCCTGATTTATATTATATATTTCTGATATTAATTGCTCTTTATCTTTCATATTGTAAATATATGTTTGTGTGTTTGGTAATCCTACTTATTTATTTTAAAATAAACTTTCAACCCATACTTCAGTTTCACTACTATCAACATATACCGTTAATCCTGTTTCATTACTTCTATAACCTACAGATATACCATATTTTTTAATCTCAGAAACAATATTTGGATTAATATCTGAAATTGGAATTTGAGTTACTAAATTTGTTACTTCATTTAATTCTAGTATCTCACTTTCTGAGAATGAAGATTTAATAAATTGTTCAATTATTTGATTTAATTTTTCCATATTATTTATTTTTATTTGAGGTAAATATACGCTCAAACAATATGTAATCCTAATAATTTATTTTAATTCTTCAATTACTTGTTTAATTGTTCCTTGTAAATAACCAATGATATAAGCATGTGATTGTGTTTGATTATCAAACATTTTATTAGACTCATCAATTGCGTTCTGTAATAAGTGAGCCAATTTTTGTTGTTCGTTCATATATTTATATTTTAATTATTTGAGGTAAATATATGTTTATTTAACTTGTAATCCTAATAATTTATTTAATTTTTGATATTCCAATTGCTATTCTTCTACATTCATCTATCGGTAAATCTCCTTCCTCAGTCATGTTCCATATTTGTTCAGTATAATACTCAACATTTGATAACGGAACATATTCTATCTCATCACATTCACTATTAATTTTAGTAAATATATCGAACCAATATCTTACATTTCTCATATTATTTATTTTTATTTGAGGTAAATATACGCTCAAACAATATGTAATCCTAATAAGTTAGTTGATGTGTTTGTTTGTTAAGGCGAGGACAATGATAGCCGATACGCAATTGTATCAGCACAAACAAAAGGCATTAATAATCTGAACACTTAAACAATTGATAGCAGTCCTGACTGAGCATTCACTTATCGTTGTTCCACTGTGGGAATCCTGTCACATTGTATTCAATAATACATATGGTGAAAGAACGTTTTCATCGTTGGATTGGTAAAATATTTCAACCACACATCCCAATGTTATATTCTATTCAACACCACACATCCATATATTTTACTGAATGTTGGTTGTGGAGTTGATTTAAACGTTGTTTAATATTTTTATGTTAATTTAAATAGTGAGATAATATGACTTTGGGTGTTATAATTACTTCTATCATAACCTTTTTTATTTAATGTAAATATACACTTGTTTATTCTGTAATCCTACTTACATAGTAAGCTTCTTAATTCA